AAACACAGGTGACTTTGTAAGTGTAACTCCAGAAGATGCTTCTGGTGCACAGACAGGTATCAAGAATGACTACGGTACTAACACAGAGCTAGGAGCTAAGTCTTGTGGACTTATCTTCCAGAAAGAAGCTGCAGGTATGGTAGAAGCTATTGGTCCTTCAGTACAAGTAACCAAAGGAGATGTTTCCGTGATTTATCAGGGTGATGTTATCCTTGGACGTTTAGCATGTGGTGCGGATTATGTTAATCCAGCTGCTGCTGTTGAATTGTATGTAGGTGCTTCAGCTCCTTCTGCATTCTAACTATTAGGGGAGTCTATATGGCTCCCTTTTTTTTATTTATATATCTTAATTATGGCTATACCTACCACTAACGCTGCTCAAGAATTACCTGCAATAAATCAAATACTAGCGTCTGTTGGTCAGGCTCCAGTTACTACTCTCGATCAAACCAACCCAGACGTTGCGATTGCTTACGACACACTAATCCAAGTGTCACGAGAAATACAATCTGAAGGATGGACATTTAATACAGAAAGAGATTATCCATTCACCCCAGATAGTAACGATGAGATATTGATACCTAGTAATGTATTGCAGATAGATATATCTGATGGTACAGGTAATGAAGAGATGGATGTTATAAGAAGAAAAGGAAAATTATATGACAAGCAAGAACACTCATACACATTTACAGAAGAGCTTAAATGTGATGTTGTCTGGTTATTTGACTGGGTAGATTTACCACGTCCAATACAAGATTACATAACAGCCAGAGCTGCATGTTTTACTGTCTCACGAATAGTAGGTGATGGACAGTTATATCAAATGTGTATGCAGAAAGAGGCATACTGTAGAGCTATGGCTTTGGAGTATGAATGCAATCAGGGTGATTACACATTCTTTGGTCAACCTAAAGATGGTAACTACTACAACAGTTATAAACCTTACATAGCTTTAGAAAGATAATGCCAAATGTATCACAAACAATTCCAAACTATATAGGTGGTGTATCTAAACAACCTGATAATAAGAAGTTTCCTGGACAAGTAGTTGATTGTATTAATGCATACCCTGATCCTACATTTGGATTAACTAAAAGACCTGGGTTTAAATTTATAAAAGGTCTAGGTAATGCAGATATCTATTCCAATGCTAAGTGGTTCTACATCCATAGAGATGGAGATGAGAAATACATTGGATGTATTAAAGGTACAGC